CCACGAGTAGCATTTTGTCCTGGCACTTCATATGCAGAAAAACCATTTGGTGCATAGTTAACTTGTATTGATTTTAATACACAATTACCAGTTTGTGGAATATTTTCATTTATTTTACCAGCATAATAAAACGCTATATCAAATTCTGAAGGAGGTATTAACAAACTGCCGGACGAATCTTCTTTAAACTCTGGAGCTTGATGATATTGTAAAGAAGTAATAATCTTTTGAACTTCAACAGCTTCTCTTTCATCTCTTGGATAAAAAACAAAATCGTATTGAAATGTGCGAAATTGCGGTGATTGATATATGACTTCTAATATAGGATTAACCACTGCTCCTAAAGTTAAAAAAGCTCCTAATGTGCCAAGGTCGCCAACTCTTCCTTTTGCAATATCTTTTAATTTAGCTGCAGCTGCAGCCATAGCTGCAGCACTACCTACATCACCTAATTTTCCACCATTTTGCATTTCTGTTATAGCTGCAGCAACTCCAGCTCCAGCTGCTCCAGATAAACTTAAATTTTCATAATTTTGTTGATAATCAAATTGCAAAGTATCTGGCATATACAAAGCAATAACTTGTCCCGTTCTCGTTACCTTTCTAATACCTCTTGTTAAATCTCCACTATTCACTAAAGATTTTATATTGTCCCTATTAATTACCTGTGAAACTGCTCCACTCACATTAAATATGTTAGGTTGACCAAAAGGATTATTAAAATTTCCCACAGTACCTTTAAATGAATTAAAAGCACTTCCAACAGAACTTGTTAAATTGCCAATAACACCGCCTGTCGCATTGTTAACTTGATTAAAAGCGTTTTGAACTCCGTTGGCTAATTCACCACCAAGATTTGTTTTTACTGAATTACGAGCAGAATTTACCACATCCGTTATTGCACCAGATATTGGATTTTTAAGTGCAGCTGCAGCTGCATCGGTAAAACCTGTTGGCGTAGATTCGCCAGACGCTTTTGAGGCTTCTTGTTTTTTAATATAAAGAAGCATGTAATGCCCTTTATCTGCATTTCCAATATCTAAAGGATATCTTAGAGTTGTCGTGGCGTAGTTATTGCCTTCTATTAGAGATTGTAATGGACCCCTAGATTCATTTTTTTTAAATTGAATATCGCCGAAGCCAAATAAAGGCATGTTTTATTCCTTTGAAGTAAGATAGATAGTATTTATGTCATATAAAGGATGGTTTAAGCCAAAAAACCCAAACAAATACAAAGGTGATGCCAACAACATCGTCTATCGGTCGTCATGGGAATTGCGTGTGATGAAATATTTAGATGACCATCCAAGTGTTCTGTGGTGGGTCTCCGAAGAGCTGCCAATTCCATATCGGTCACCAATAGACCAAAAGGTACATCGTTATTTTCCTGACTTTATTGTTCGTCTAAAACAGGCAGACAATAAAGAAATTACTGTGGTTCTGGAGGTAAAACCATACAAACAAACTCAAAAACCAACACAGAAACGCCAAACAAAAAGATTTATCCAAGAAGCTATGACCTATGCCGTTAACCAAGAAAAGTGGCGAGCAGCTGACTTATTCTGTAAAGAGCATGGATGGCAGTTTAAAATAATTACTGAAAAAGAACTTGGACTTTGAGATAAATACAAGATGGCGTATTTACTAGACAGAATTAAAGAATCGTTGGCCAAGGAGGGTTACACTCCTAGGTCTTCGGCCGCACGCCAATGGTTGAAAGCAAAGGTCGGTGAATTAAGACCTACTCCTGCGGCTTTGATGCGAGATAGAGAACGCCTAAAAGACAAATCTATTATAGGTAAGATGTATTTCTTTTTTTATGATCCAAAAACTAAGGATTCGTTGCCATATTACGACAGGTTCCCATTGGTTATACCAATTGAACGATACTCAGACGGTTTCTTAGGGTTGAATTTACATTACATTCACCCAAAGCAACGGATTATCCTTTTAGATAAACTAAGTGATACAGCTACCAATAGACGATTTGACGAAAAAACAAAATTGCGTTTGAGTTATCAATACTTGTCAACGGCTTCAACAGCGTTTCAAGCCATGCCATGCATCAAGAGGTATTTGTTTAGTCATCTCACCTCACGATTTTTAGAGATACCTGCTGATGAATGGGACATAGCGGCTCTTTTGCCGGTTGAACAATTTGAAAAAGCAAGCACAAGTAAAGTTTACGCAGAATCACGAAAGAGATTTTAAATGTCATTTTCACCAAATTTATTTTTATCAAACATCCGAGGAAAAGACGGACTGGCAAAGCCATCTCGTTTTGAGGTAATATTGCCTATTCCTCCATACATTGGCCAGTTTGTGGGCAACTCAATCATTGAAAAGATATTGAACTTTCCTAACTCTATCTTCACAGATGTTTCGGATGCGATTGGAAACGCTTTTGGACGACAAGGAGAAAAAGATGAACAAGCACGCACATCTAACCCTTCGCTCTCTCGTTATTTAGCTCTCCAATGTGAATCGGCAGAATTGCCTGGAAAAACTTTGGCAACTGCCGATGTAAAAATATATGGACCAACTTTTAAAGTGCCGTATCAAACACAATATGGCGATACCAGTTTTACCTTCTTATGTACCAATGATTTTTTTGAGCGTAAGCTTTTTGACCGATGGACTGAAGCAATCATGCCGTCAGATACAAACAATTTGAGATTTCCAAAAGGTCAAAGCACAAGGTACATGACAAATATAAAAATTATACAATATGATGAGTTTATTAAACAAATTTATGCTGTTGAATTGATTGATGCTTTTCCTATTGGAATTAGTCCTCAAAGCTTAAGTTGGTCTGATGAAAACTTCCACAGATTACAAATACAGTTTGCGTATCAAAAGTATCGTGTCATTTACGATGGAACTTATGATTTAGCTGCAGCTGCAACCGCAGTTCTTGGTTCTGCGGCCACACGATTATTGCCTTTTGGAAAAGCAACAACCAGGCTACCATTTAAATTTTGAAATTAATTAATAAAGCGAGGTTATTATGTTACCTAAAATTGATGTACCAGTTTATGAATTGAATCTTATATCATCCGGGAAAAAGGTTCGTTTTAGGCCTTTTTTGGTAAAAGAACAAAAACTTTTACTTATGGCTAATCAGTCAGATGATCCAAAAGATTCATTAAATGTAGTTAAGCAAATTTGTAAAAATTGTATTATTGACGATGTTGATATTGAATCTTTACCTGTTTTTGACTTAGAGTTTATCTTTTTAAATCTACGAGCTAGGTCTGTAAGTGAGGTAATAAACCTTCAATACAAGTGCAATAATAAAATAAAAACTGAAGCGGATGAAGAAACAACTTGCGGTAATTTAGAAAAATTTGATGTTAACCTTTTAGAGATATCACCAACTAAAGATCCAAAGCACGATAAAAAAATCATGCTAAGTGATAAGCTTGGCATTATGATGAAGTATCCAACATTTGAAATGATAGCAAATCTAAAAGGTCAAAATGAAGATGAAACATTGATGGAACTTCTAACGATTTGTATTGACAATATTTTTGACCAAGACAATATTTACTATACGAAAGATGTAACAAAAGAAGAACTTGAAGAATTTATTGATAATTTGCAACAAAAAGATTTGGAAAAAATACAAGAGTTTTTTGAAACTGCTCCAAAGATTAAAAAAGACATAAGTTTTAATTGTAGAAAATGTGGTTATAAAGAAAGCATTGAGGTAGAAGGCTTACAAAATTTTTTCATATAGCCCTTTCTCACGATAGTTTGAATAATTATTTTCAAACTAATTTTGCGATGATGCAACACCACAAGTATAGTTTAACTGAATTAGAAAATATGTTGCCGTGGGAAAGGGAAATATATCTGACAATGCTAATAAAATATTTGGAAGAAGAAAACGAAAAAATTAAAATGCAACAAAGGACAAAATAATAGATGTCACGCTTAGCAGAAATATACAAACAAGAAAGAAAATCTGGAGGTGGCTTAACTAGCACCATAACCAAACGATTGGGTGAAAAAATAGACCCAAGGCAAATGCTTGATTCTAGTGGAATTATAGCTACAATGTTTCCTGGTTTAAAACCATATTCAGCAACTCCAAGAAAAACTCCATCAATAGCTTCTTCAATGCCTTCTATTTCTTCTGGCGCTGGAGAGTTATCACTAATATCTGAAGCAACAAAAATAACTGCAAAAAATACTTTAGCTATGCCTGCAATGGCCAGAGATATGTTCTTGATGAAACAAAATATTATTAAAT